GTAGATTATATTGTGTGTTTAATTATGATAGGTGCATTGTACCTACACCTAACCAGTACCGGAGTAACAGTTATATGACACTTGACGAACATATGAACAAAGACATTGATGCTATCATTGCTCGATTGGAAGAAGCAAAGAAGTCTCGAACCTATCTTCAACGTGCCAGTCTTGTCAACAAGATAGCCGAAGAATGCCAAAGTTATGGATTCTATTGGGAAGATAGACTTTACAGTTTGATGGATTAACTCAGATGTATCAATTGATCTTTACATTTTTGGTTGTGACCAAAGCCGGTATTCCAGGCTTTCATATTGAACAAATCAGTCGATTCCAGGCCATAGAGGATTGTGAAAAGACTCGAACCGGTATGGTGGCGTATATGGATCAGTTGGTACGTGAAGGCAAGATGTTTCCGGGTGTGTTTGAATGTAGGAAACTGCCATGAACCAACATATTCTAAAACTGGCTCTGCAATCAGGTGCCTGGCATCAAGTGTACGACCAAGAAAGATTCATGGTAGATAGTGGATTTGATGTAGAAAAGTTCGCCGAGTTGATTGTGCGGGAATGTGCTGAGATTGCTGATACGGAGAGATCCAATTCAGTTGGTTGCGGATATATTACTAAAACGGACGGTATGAGAATTAAAGAACATTTTGGAGTTGAAGAATAGAAACGATTTTTTGAACCCAGGTTTTTGTTAGCTCCTTTTACTTGTGGTTCGAGCCCTCTTCGGAGGGCTTTTTTTTGACTTTACATTCTTAAAATGTTATAATATACAGATGAAACAATTTGTCTATGTTGAAGAATACTTGGAGTTCATTGCTGGCATACGCGATGCCACCGGCAAGGTCATAACTCGATTCCTTCCCCAAAGCCCTGTGAGCCTGGCACGATATGATGTTAAATTTGTTGAAAGTGTGGGCACTCAGGTCGCTTCTGATGCATTAACAGATCGTCAGGCCGATTTGGCCTTAAAAATCATTGCCAAGTATGAACGACAACTACAAGCCCTGGGTGTGGCAGTTGAAAAGATTGTGACTGCACCTGTGTACCGGGCACCACTACGTGAGATTGATCGTAGTCGTCGTTTGAAGATTGAAGCAGACTTGATCTTGTTGCAGTTTCCATACGATGACAATATGATCAAGGATATCAAATCCGGCATCAAGGACACACAAGGTTCTATGAAATTCAACAGAGACCGTAGAGCCTGGATCATGGCCTTGACAGAATACAACTTGAATTATGCTGTGACATTTGCTGAGTCTCATCAATTTGAAATTGACCCCAGAGCACACCAACTCATGCAGTTGATCTTTGATGCAGAAAAACAAGACTATAGAATTGAGCTCACAACAGATGGTCATCGGCTGAGCATAACCAATGCTGCCGGTTCTTTGATAGAGTACATCAACACCAATCTTGGTGGTTTTGGTCTAGACAACATCATGTGCCTGGTGGATCATGCACGAATTCTAGGTTACACTGTTGACAGCACACTTGAGCAATACGTCATCAGCGAAACCAATGCCAGAGTGTATAACTTAATGGTCAATAGAGACAGCAAACTTAACGCACAGGATTCTGCCAAAATAGTCGAATCCTTTGATGACATTGTACTGTATGCACAACGGTCCAATCGTTGGCCCATTTATATCTATGAGCCTAGTCTACGCAATGATCTTCTGACTCTTGCTGGCAATTACTTCAAATCAGATGAAATTGTATCCGTGACAAAAACAATTTCTGAAATAAAACCAACAGTTCGCGTGGTACACATAACCAAATATGCAAGCAAATGGAACCTGCGTATACCATTGTTGGTCACTGCCAATGGCATGTTGTTTGGTGGTGAAAAACAAATGTTGTTGGAATGTGCCGAGAAGGTTGTATATCTTGCACATGAAGTGTATAATCATAGTCACAGAGGGGCAGATACCATTGCAAGCTAAATTAATAATTCGGGACGAAGTCAATGTCAAGATCGAAGGACTGAGTTTGAGCACTCGTAAGAAACTGGTGGATCAATTCAAATATGATATACCGGGTGCAAGATATCTTCCGGCAGTCAGGTTAGGACGTTGGGACGGTCGTGTGGCCTTCTTTCAACTGGGCGGCAGTACCTATACCAACCTACTGCCGGACATATTGCCAGTGTTGGATGCAGAAGGCTATGATGTTGAACTAGAAGATCAGCGCGAATATCGTACACAGTTTGAGTTTGAATCCGTAGACGAGCACAGTTTTGGTCATATTGCTTGGCCCAAGGGTCATCCCAAGGCTGGCCAACCCATGGAACTGCGCGACTACCAACCCGAGATCATCAACCGCTTCTTTGAGAATCCGCAGTGTGTGCAGGAGATAGCCACTGGAGCAGGCAAGACAGTGATCACAGCCGCGCTGAGCAATGCTGTTACACCATATGGACGATCGATTGTTATTGTGCCCAACAAGAGTCTAGTGACACAGACCGAAGCCGACTATGTGAACATGGGGTTGGATGTTGGTGTGTACTTTGGTGACCGTAAGGAGTTTGGACGCCGCCACACCATCTGTACTTGGCAGAGTCTCAACATCTTGCTGAAAAATACCAAGAGCCACGAGGCCGACATCACCATTGGCGAGTTTCTAGAATATGTTGTTTGTGTGATTGTTGACGAAGTACACATGGCCAAGGCCGACGCTCTCAAGACCCTGCTGACCGGTGTCATGGCACATATTCCCATACGCTGGGGACTCACAGGTACCATACCCAAAGAACAGTTTGAAAAGGTCAGCATCTTTTGCAGTCTAGGGCCTGTGGTGGGCAAGCTCAGTGCCAGTGAACTTCAAGAAGCAGGCCACTTGGCCAATTGCCACGTAAATATAGTGCAGTTGGCCGACAGTGTGGAATACAACAATTATCAAAGTGAACTAAAATATCTGGTGGAAACAGAATCTAGATTGGACTATATCTCTGAACTGATTCAACGAGTAAATGCCACAGGCAATACCTTGGTATTGATCGACAGGATAGCCACAGGCAAGTTGTTGTTGGAACGGTTGGGCGATCGTGCGGTATTTGTGTCGGGTGCAACCAAAGCTTCAACAAGGAAAGAGGAGTACGATGATGTGGCGATCAGCGATGACAAGATTATTGTGGCGACTTATGGTGTGGCCGCTGTGGGTATTAATATCCCTCGTATTTTTAATTTGGTTCTTGTGGAACCCGGAAAGAGCTTTGTTCGAGTTATACAGTCAATTGGACGAGGTATTCGAAAAGCCGAAGACAAGGATTTCGTACAAATCTGGGACATCACCAGCACCTGCAAATTCGCCAAACGACACCTGACCAAACGCAAGGCTTTTTACAAGGAAGCCAATTATCCTTTTACAGTAGAGAAGGCTACATGGCAATGACAGTGTTTGTGTGTGGCGACAGTTTTATGGCACCGGATGCCACAGCCCCAGGGCTACACTTTAGTGAACTGTTGGATGCTGTTAGTTTGGCTAGACCTGGAGTCAGTAATATAGATATCTGTTATCAGATCAAATCGGCTATAGCGCAACAGGCCGATCACGTGATTATTGGTACCACCGACAGCGGACGCATAGAATTGCCCATACAAGATTATCAAGATCAAATCACACTTGACAATTTCCGACCCGGCGCACGTCAACGCTACATATCAGACACCATTCCCACATTCATTGGCGATGAAGCAGATCTAGTTGATAAATATCAATTGACCCCGGAACAAAGAGTTGCAGTCAAACAATACTTTCTACACATATACGATGCTAATCTAAAGCAAGACACAGACCGATGGGCAGTAGAATATTGGCTACAACAATTACAGGTAAACAATATTTCCTATACACTGCTACCAAGAGAATTCTGCATTTACGAATATGCAAGAACACAGTCCGAGAGTCTGTGGACGTTTCATACTGATGCGTTGACACAACAAAAGGCCTCGGAACTTTTAAAAGAAAAACTATGAGAATATTAACACTAGATAACACAGCCTACGAGATGGACGAAATTCCAGATGAAGTAGAAGACTTGAGATTCTGTGTATTTGATAACTCGGATCCCAAAGATCCCGACTACTATTACATACCATTAATCTTTTTGGAATCATTCAATAGTCCGGCTCTGGTATTGAAGATTGGCAACAACACAGTCAAGATGCCAGTGGATTGGCAACTCTTGATTGGCGAACCTGATCTAGGTGACTTGGAAGTGGTACCGTTGACCAGCATCAACGATCGTGGTTTTAGTGTGTTCTGTTTCAATCCTTTGACCAGTTTTAGACCTGAATTTATGCCCGTAGAAATTGTTGACATCTATCAAGATGTCAAATGGTATTTCCCCAAACTCAAACCTGGGCAGATGTTGGCGGTGCCCTTGAACAATGACCAAGATCCTTTGTGTGCTTATTTTGTCAAAGACATCAGCCGACAAAGCGAGGTAGTTAACTATACAAAGGCCTGGTGATGGGAAGTCTCAAACCGGGTGCCAACTACATATATGAACGCGACGGCGAAGCTGTATATGCTCGCGAATTTGGCGAAACTGATCGTACTTTGATTGGATACGATTATAAACCAGATCCTCGTACAGCCGACGGACGTCCATTGATCGATCACATTCGAGAAGACCAACTTTGGGGTGAAATTCGGCAAATGGCACATACCCACGAAGGCTTGCGCGAGGAGCTAGAGCGTGTTATAATATACTATCAGCTACTTAAAGAATCTGACAACACAGTGATGTATCATCCAGTATGAGTAAACTAGACATTGCCAGCGAAATGCGAGCTTACGATAACAAGGCCCGCAACTATTTAACATCCATGACCGAAGAAGAGGCCAAAAAATTTAGTCCTTACATTCTCATGCGTTGGGGCGCCAGTGTGGAAGGCGATGCTGACATGCAAGAATGGTACCTACGTGCCACCAATGAGCGTGTGAACGTCAATTTCTTTGATGTCAATTCGACCCGGCACAAACAACTGCTTTGGTTGACCTGCACCACCGCCAGTCC